AGCAAGAGTAATTCCAGCGATAGTAATATCGGGGTTTCTTGCGCTTGTATCCAAGAATCCCATTTGCTTTAGCTATGGGAGTATGTCAAAACTTCCGGATCTTGCCGGTATTTTGTTCTTAACTTTTGAACGTCCTCGTATTTCATCGTTTTATCTTTTTAGACGGATCCCAATCCGAAGAGAAAGGGCATTCGTTTTTGTTATGTAATCCAAAGTCGCAATAATAACACAGTGCTGACGGGCAGGGTAGCTTGTTTTGCGAAACAGGCTGGCTTAGGGTGGCACGCCGCTTGCTATACCTGGCTCCTTCTGCTCCCTGGATGTACGCTTGAAATGATTTTACACTATTATCTTCAAAATCATACATTTTAGACAAAGTGTCATTTAGCATCTCTATAGATTTTGTTTTACGTTCCTCATCTACCTTAACCTTTTGGTACTGCCTGGTCCTGGTAAAGAAATAGATGTTCATATCTGGAAGAACTCCACCATATCTTCTATAGATGTAAAATGAATATATAGGATGCTGTAAATTCGTTTCCAACTTCTTAGAATCAAAAACCTTATTACCTGATTTCCAATCTATGACATAATGGTGAACTACGTTCTTGCTTTTTATAGCCAGATGAAGGTCTACCGATCCTACTATGTACACATGAGTATGAATTACTCCATTTATGTTAACAGGCTTAGGAAGACGGTACGGCAGCACAAAATCTTCTTCGACTCCAACTATGGCGCCGTGTCTGATAAGTTTCTCACAGGGATTAAGATCACTATCAGCTATCATAAACCTATTCCCGTCTTTTTTAAACAGATCCACAATCCAAGCAAGAAGTTCTCCAGATTGTTTCATGGCTATCATCATATTTTCCGGTGATTGCCAAGGTATGTCTTCTTGGTAAGCATAGTAACTTATTGCTTCTCCAAGGTCTTTACCAGAAGGCTGTCTTCCGTTCTTGAAAAAGTATTCCAGTGTCTTATGAATAACCGTACCATAAGACGTAGCTTCTTGTTTTTCTGTAGACCTTTTACCTTCCACATAAGTCTTATACCATTTCATTGGACAAGTAAGAAACGTATCTATCTGGGAATAAGATATGGCAAGACGTTTCACACCATTAAACTCCTTATATAGCAAATGCGTTTCTGGGACCATCATAAGCTATCGTCTTTAAATCCTTCCGGGTAATATACGACATACTTCTTACCGTCCTCCGGCGTCATGGCGAACTGCATGTAGTTATTACGATTACGATGCTTGCCATCCAATCCTCGTTTCCAATACAGGATACCGTCTATATCCACATAAGACCGTCCGCGTTCGGCTCTAACCACGTCCGTGTGTAGCAGATACCCGTCGGAAGACACGATCCACACTTTATCCCCTTTGTTTAAATAAGATATTCTTTTTCTTACAACAACCTTTTTCTTATTATCCAATACAAATTCCTCATCCGTCATATTCTTCATCCTCCTCTTCTTCTGTTTCAAAATCAATTCCATAACACTGATCATAATGTCCGGTCAGTTCTTCTGGTTCTAAATCTTGTCCAAAATCCATATTAAAAATATATTAATACATATTAAAAATATATTAATCAATAAAGCACTAAAAATCACTATTCCTGCTGGCATGAAATCTATAAATGCTGCTTTTGCTTCTTCAATTAGGCCCAAGTGTAACCTTGGGCCATTGTATTTATTTTTTGTCATCTCCTTTTAACTTCTTTAAAGTATCTGCAATCGGAAGCTGATCAATGACTCCCAATGCCGGAGCGACGGTCTTAACAACATTGTTAAGGAAATTACCGGTACTGTTCTGACCGCCGTCAAATACCGTGATATTTCCGAGGTTAATGTGCTCGAACGCCTTAACCTGTTCTCCAGCAATTTCTTTCCACTGATTAACCATCTTGTACTGGATGGCTATCTGAGGATTGGATTCTGCTGCTTCCACCATAGCCTTAAATCCGTCGGCTTCTGCCATCAACGACTTTTTCTTACCTTCGGCTTCTGCCTCCAGCTTCATCTGAATAGCTTTTGCTTCCGCTTCTGCTTTTGCCAAATGTGCTGCTGCTTCGGCATCAGCCCGACGTTTGATTTTCTCAGCTTCAGCATCAGCTTGCAACATAGCCTCCTGCTTCTGAATTTCAGCCGGCACAATCTTTTCAGCTTTAAGCGCAGCTTGAACCTTCTTAGCTTTAGCTTCTTCCACTTCTTTATCAGCAAGCTCTTTTGCCGTTTTCACAGCCGCTTCCGATTTAACTCTCTCTTCTCCGGCTTTCTTTTCTGATTGAGCTTTGATAACCTGTAGCTCTGATTCTGATACAGCAACCTCTTTCTGGGCATTGTTATAACCCACAGATGCGTTTTTCTCAGCTTCAGCTTTCTTGATCTGAGCTTCGGAATCTTGGATTGCTATAGCTGCCTGTTTATCAGCTTCAGCTTTATTCTTCCCGACTTCTTCCATTCTTTCGGCTTCAGCTTTGTTTACTTCAAGTTCTGCCTTAGATTTTGCGATCGCTGATTCCTTATCAGCCAAAGTCTTTGCAATAACCGCAGCCCTATCTCTATCGGCTTGAGCTACACCGATCTGTTTTTCTTTATCGGTTAAAGCCAAAGCTACTTCTTTTTCTTTCTTTGTTTCAGCTACTACCGTTTCCTTTTCTTTTTCAGTATAGGCAATTTGAATCTCTTGCTCTTTTTGGGTATTAGCTACAGCCGTTTCTTTTTCCTTTTGCTGTACAGCAATCTTAATAGCACCCAGCTTTTCCTGTTCTTCGATATTAGCCTGTGCTTCGTTCAGGGCCTTACTTTCAGCTTCTTTGCCAAGATTCATGATATAGCCGGCTTCGTCTCTGATGTCACTGATGTTGATATTTAGGAGGTAAAGACCTAACTTATTAAGTTCGTTATCAATGTTTTTTCTTGCCTTATCCAAAAACTCATCCCTGTCAGAATTAAGTTTTTCAATCGTCATTTCAGCAATGATCAAACGCATTTGGCCATAAACAATATCCGTAATAAGATTTTCAGTAGATTCAGTATCCATCCCCAAAAGCCTTTCTGCTGCATTCTGCATAATTTCAGGATTTGTGCTGATTGCTACTGTAATAGTAGTAGGTACATCCACTCTGATATTTTGAGACGACAAAGCACCGGTGAGCCTACAATCTATTTGCATAGGCTCCATAGACAAAATATCATAGCTTTGAATAATAGGCAAGACGAATGCCGCTCCACCATGATATAATTTCGCCGATTTCTTTTCCCCACCTGTCTTACCATAAACGACCAAGACTTGATTAGGCTTACATCTACGATACCTTGATAAGACTCCGATGATTGTCAAAATAATCACTACAGCTAAGATAGCTGACACGTACATGATTGTTGTCATAACTTTTAAAATTTAATTGTTGATAAAAAAATTAGATACTTAATTCTCCTTCTTCATATTTTATATTCGCCTTGTCGCCGTTTTTGTAGGTTTTTCCAGACAAGCATTTTACTCTCATTTGCTCTTGTCTTCCATTTTTCGAAATATTTACCATATAATGATTCTTCCCTGATCTAAATACTATCTCCACTTCTCTTCCGTTTAAATCTTCCGGACATTCGTACACCATTTCTTGCTTTAACTTAAGAAGTAACTTATATACGTAAAACAAAACGATAAAGAAAAGCGACCCTATCACAACCCCTACTAAATGGGAACCCGAAAAGTAGGTAGTCCAGCTATATCCAAGAATGAAATGTGTTATGCCCTTGAATGATATGATGTCTGACAAAGACATGCTTAAATCAGAAGCACTGTCAATGTCAATATCCGTATCCAGATCAGATCCTAATATCGACAACAAAAACTGTATAACAAAAGCAAATGACGCTATTAAAGCCATGCATAAAATTATGTCACTTCCCATACCCTTCTGTTATTATTTTGTAAACAATATCAGTCATATCTTTGATGGTTTCCACATCATAATCAATAATAACAATATTGAATTTTTGTTCCACCATCACATCAAGCTCAATTCGATCAACAGAATCTAATCCAAGTTCTTTAAACGTCACATCTTCTTCATGAACTATATCTATTTCCGAATTAAGAAACTGAGTAATAATTATATCCTCTATTATCTTTCTGATTCTTACTTTTTCCATTGCTTTCTAATTTTGTTAAATAAGTATGTTTTTATGTTTTTCAATCTCTCTTTGTCTGTTTCAGAACTTCCGGTAAATAAATAATCCGGATTGCCTTTAGCCGGCGGCGTAGGCAATTTAGATACGGCAAACAACCAATCCATTTCCTTATTCTTCTTAGACTCCAAATAAGGCTCGGTAGCGATCTTAAATTTTTCAGCTATTAAGTCAAAGAGCTTTGAATTTTTAAGGTTCATATGGACTGAAAAAGCCTGAGAAGGCGGTTTCCATATGAAGTTACATAAGCTCATTGTATAATCTCCTGACTCTGCTATATAAGATTCCGTTACCTGAAGTATGACCTCTTTCTTGAATGAGGTGTTACCCATAAACCAGCACAATCTGGATTCTGCTTCTTTTCTGCTGACACCTATGTCTTTCGAATATGATTCGTACATTCCTATCATAATCTTCAACGTTTCCAGAACCTCGTCTGTCATTTCCGGTGTCTCTATATAATTTACAAAAGACGTTCCTTTGTTGGTTAATCTCATCACGCCTGATTTTAATTTCTCAACCAGGCCAAGCTCTATATACTTCCCAGCATCTTCTTCCGGCATGGCTTCGATCATAACCGAATCCTTCTGTCTTATGGCAAGAAGATTAGCGAGATCATTAGGAGTCATGTCTGATGCTGCAAGTTGTCTGAAATTGATGTACATGCCTAATCAGCTTTAATAAAAATAACATCCTTGTTATCCTCCCTCTCCGTGTGATTACACGGACCTGCAACCACACCCACTGCCCCGCATGTAAAGTAATTAAATATACATCCTTCACATCCTGCATCTGGTGCCGTAGGTTCCACGCATTTTAATCTCACAAGTCCGGCATCAAACACTTCTCCTATTTTAAATTCCTTCTTTTCCATATTTCCTCCTTGTTTTTAACTGTTGTATCCTTCTTTGATAATCGAATTTCTACCGGTAGATACCGACTGTCGAAGATCGTCATGTACAGAATCTACCGTAGAATACTTGTTTCTGGTTGTAAAAATCACTTCCAGCATCTCCTTGTAATCACCTAAAGCCACTTCGTATCTTGGATCCACTTTGGCTTTTCTTTCAGCCTCGGCATTACTTTTAGCCAGCTCTCGGTCGAGAAGATCTTCTTTGATTCGGTCAGCAATCATATCAAGCTCTTTTTTGATTACTTCGCCGGCTGCCCGAAGTTGACCTTCTACGTCACCAAGCTGATCTTGGACGGTTCCTATTTCTTTCTTTAAACGATCGTATTCGTTAATCATACCCATATCACCTGCATAGCCGGAAAAGTCCTTGATTATTCTGGTTCCTTCTTTAAGGAGCTCAATAACTCGTCTTTTGCGTTCTCTGCTTATTAAAGACGGAAGACGATAATTCATATCCGCCACCGCCTTGTCGTGTATGGAGTTGATTAAAAACATCTCTCTTTCATCCCCTGCGAACTCAGTAAGAACCAAAAGGAACTTACTTATCAGGTATTCGTTTTCTTCTATGGTAAGTCTCATACGTTTCTTTTTTTTAATATACTGACTGTTCTTCCTTTACCTCTTGTTCTTGATCTTGATTGTTCGTAACGTCTTCCACAGTATAGAGCTTGGGCGGCGTCGGCGGCTGGTTGGGGTTCACGAACTTCGTCCCTCCCTCCCCGTACATCCATCCATGCCCCGGCAGGATCTCTGGGTGGATTGTATTAGTAAGCTCTTCCATACTAACTTGCCTTACCTTCAGTATATGATGAAACACCAGTCCGGCTGTCCTGAATGATGTTTTGTTTTCAGTTTTAAACCGGTCAAGAGTCTGATACCAGTCTTTCCCAAATATCATATACTTATCCAGTCCGTATCTGCGAGGATTATGCAAGCCTATCATTAACGTACATAGTTGCCCCAGCGTATCAGACTGATAAAAGTCAGAAAGACGGGGAGGCTGCTCTTGAGGGCTTTTTATCCTTCCTTCTATCTCTCTGTTGAATTGGGATATGATGAGGAAAAATATGTTTTTATACACTAATTTGGCTTCGTTCATAACCGCCACCAAATCATCTATAGCCGACTTAGGATCTAACCCCATTCTTTTTATCAAAGCAATATGATCGACTTTAAATATTATAAGACGTTTGTCCTTGTGTCTGGTAGCTATATGATACACAGCCGCCTCAAACTCTTTTACCGTACACGGAGCGTCGATGTATATTATATTATTTCTGATTTCACCTTGAAGGATTTCAAACATCCTCATCTCTTCTACTGTATTAGAATCTTGCCTTCTTAATATTTCAGGAGCCCGTTTTTTCATATCCTGGCTCATTCTACGAAGAAGAAGATCTTGAGGATTCATTTCGAACTCGCAATTGACAAGAAAATAATCTTCTGCCTGCGGGTTGATCATCGGATTCATCACATTTTCCAATATCTTTTGGGCCACATACGATTTACCCACAGATGGCCGAGCTCCTATGGCAATAGCATGCTGAGGGAAAATACCTCCAAGCAAAGCCTCGTCAATATAATCGTATCCGGTTTTAGCGGGGATAAGTTCTCCCCGCCTGTATTTTAAGATATTCTCATACGCCTCTTCCATAACCTGTTTAGAGGTCTTGAATATCCTTCTTATATCTATCCTATTTGCTATCTCCTCTTGCATTTTTGTCACCTTTCGTATCCGACTTGGATCCCCTATTAGCTTTTACTGATTTATACCTAAGACCGTTCTTGGTATGAGAACAATCCTTGCCTTTCCTCCAGCCCTTGCCCTTCTTCTTGTCCGTTTCGTAGTTTTTACGACCAAGTTCCCGGCGTTTGGCTTTCTGTTCCGGTCTGGCATTTATCTCCTTGTCTTTTTTAGCCTTTTTCTTCCTGGCTTCGGGATGAGTCCTGTAGTACTCTGTCGATCTACCCATGTGCTTATATTTTTTTTGATTAATAATAGCACAAAGATAGGCAATTCGCGCCCTATTTCAACCTGCCGTAGCTCATATCAGGATCACACCAAACATATCCGTCTTTCTCATCATGAAGATACTCAGGACATCCCCTGCATGCACTACTCCCTGACACTATTTGATTATTCTTATTAGGACACTTATCTCCAGGTTTATGCCATTCTATCCTCGAACCTGATCGTTCTTTATTTATATGACAGAACTGAAAGACTTTCCCCATCGTCTTCTCACCGAACATGCCTATATGCGTATATTCTTCCGGTATAGAGAGAAATTCTGATAAATCTTTATACATCCTTTCCTGTTCTTCCGGCGTAGACCACAGTCTGTCAAGTTCGGCATGGACTCTTATTTTAAGAGACCTTAGTGATGGGCCCGCAAGCCGGCCTTTAGCTTTTCCCTTATTCGGCCCTGATTCATGAACACCGACATAAGCGTTGCATGGTTTACACATCATAACCATCCCTAAGCCTTTTCTGCTATATATTTTATCGGCATTGACCAACTCGGTTTCTCTTCCGCAATAAGGGCAAATTTCGCCTCTTAAAATCCGTTGTTGCCGCACATTGAGTTCCATACTCTATCCTTTTGTTTCTCTTTAAACTTTTCATACAAACTGCTTTCAGTTTCCATTTCCGAGATCTCCACCTCTACGTCCTCTCTTTTGAAAATTACTTTCTTGGCTGTAGGATACGCACATTTAGAGATACGAATAGCATTACGAATAGCATAAACAAAATACGTTTCTGGTGATGATTCGATCACCACTACCTCGTTTAAAGTGTTTTTATAATTTTCCATGTTATCTACTTGCTTCAATTACATACCCTGGATTATCTTCACACGCCTCTTTATATTCGTTGACACACTCCCATCGCTAAAGCAAATGGGATTCTTGGATACAAGCGCAAGAAACCACGATATTACTATCGTTGGAATTACTCTTGCTCTCCAATTCGGAAATGCCCTTCCGAAGTATATTACGGGCTGCAAGAATATCACGGTCGTTCATTGCGCCGCACGACGGGCATACCCACGTGCGGTCGCGTAACGACAGTCCTTTATTAATGCAGCCACATTCGCAAGTTTTGGAAGAAGGATACCATTTGTCAATCTTGTGTATCGTTACTCCATACTTTGAAGCAAC